TAAATAATCTATGTGATTATATATAGAACAAAATTTATCTTAAAAGATAATAAAATATTCTACTATGTCGGTAAAGATGTAAAAAACAATAAAAAATATCTTGGCTCAGGTAAATTAATTCCTTGGTTTAAACGAAATAGTATTTATATACAAAAAATAATAATTGATACAGCCAGTACAAAAAACGAACTTACATTGAAGGAAAATTATTGGCTTAACCAGCTCGATTGCTGTAATAATCAAAATTATCTTAATATAAACGGATATAGCTCAGGCGGACAAATAATTAAAAATTATGATAAGTGGAAATTATCTTTAAAGTTAGCAGTACCTAAGCGTGTTGAAAGCTATAAGCGTTCGTGCGCTAAAAGAACAAAAGAAGAAAAATTAATTTTATCAAAAAAGTTATCTGAAGCAAACAAGCGATACCAAAAAAATATGACAGTAGATATAAGAAAAGCTAGAAAAATAAAAGAACTTGAAACAAAGTCTAAGAGAACAACTCCTCAGAGGAACCATGAATCTCGTCTTAAGAGTACAGCTTCAAAAAAAACCTGGGAAGTAAGAAAAGCTAATAATAAGGATATGAAAGAATATTCCGAGAAAGTATCGTGTGGAGTTAAGAGATATAAAGCGAGTGAAACAGCCGAATTAAAATTTAAGCGGCAGTATTTATATCAGCAAAGTATGTATAGAAGAACAGGTTTACTAGAGTATAGGGGTATCGTCTTAGATTTACTAAATCAAAATAAAGATTCATACGATATTTACAGGTATATGAAAGAAAACACTTCCTTACATGTTTATCATGTCGGTATTAAAAAATTTATTGAATTTGTCAAATTACGGTATACAATATAAATTTATAATATGAGCTACGACTTTTCTAATCTATGGGTCGAGAAATATCGCCCTCATTCTCTCGATGATCTAGTATGTACACCTTTTATAAAAGATGCTTTAGTTTCATTTAAGAATAAAGAAGAAATCCCCAACCTCCTTTTTATTGGAGCTGCAGGTATTGGTAAGACATCAGTTGCAAAGATTATTGTAAATAATCTTCTTGAGTGTCAATATCTATACATTAATGCATCAGATGAAAATGGTATCGATACAATTAGACATAAAGTAGTAAATTTTGCTCAAACCATGAGTATTGATGGTAAGATTAAGGTTATTATTCTCGATGAGTGTGATGGTCTTTCAATTGATGCACAACGTGCTCTAAGAAATACAATGGAAGAATTTGCAGGTATTACACGCTTTATTCTTACTGCGAATTACAAATATAAGATAATATCAGCTCTTCAAAGTAGATGTCAAGGCTTTGATTTGACGCCGCCTATTGATTTAGCTGTAAAGCGTTGCGCGAGTATCTTAAAGAAAGAAAATATTATTGTACCTGATGATCAGCGAGTAAAACTTGTTGAGTTTATTAAAGGTACATATCCAGATCTACGTAAATGCATTAACGAATTACAAAAATTTTCGTCATCAGGTACACTCGTATTAAGGGACACAAAGAATAATAAAGTCCTTGAACTTATCTTTAATGAAATAAAAAAGAAAAACGTTGAATCACTTCGCAGAGCTTTAATTGAAAGCGAGCAAACATTCAACACCGATTATACACTACTACTCCGAAATTTATTTAACTTTATAGATGAAACGGAAGAAAACGCTGATATAAAACGTTTTTATCTCCTTACAATATCAGAATATCTATATAGAGATGCGTTTGTTGCTGATAAGGAAATTAACTGCTATGCTTGCTTAATTCAGTTATCTGAAATTAAGTTTTAGGAAGATAATTTGCTGTATAAGAACCGGGATCTTTATGACCAACAGCCGGTGAAGCAGGGATCTTAACATTTATGTTTTTGAGTGAAGATTCTGTTGGTGCTAGTTTTTTATTACCTGTATCTGCTGTACGCGTACGAGCCGGTGAATAGAAAGGAACTTCTTCAGCTTCATCTTTTACGACTTCTGGCTTAATTTTAATCTTATTGTCGTATTTATTCCTATCTGGCACTTCTTCTAATCCGGGTACGGTGTCGATTTTTATAATCATACCGACGTGGACAATACAAGTCCTGTAAATTCTTCCACCGCCTTCGTCGAGCCCTACCTCAACTGTAAAATCCGGGCCTGTATCATCAGCATTACCCACGCCCATGACAGCAGGGTATTTGTTTATAACATTGGTAACTCTTAGAGTGCGACCGTCCTTTATTAACTCTTCAATATTTTTTCTGAGTTCATCAGATTGTGTACTAATAAAATTATGCTTAATAGCATTTGGTTTAAACGAAACAATATCACCCTGAAGAAAACCACCATGGTTATAACGGGTTAACCAACTTTCATAGAGCTTTAAAAAACGCTTTTTCATGTACTATTATTTATTGTTCAAGGTGTAATAAACCAATCATTGAAACCTTTTTAAATAGATAAATATATACGTGGCATCTATTAAATTAAATTCGTTAATACAGAAACCCACTAAATCAAATGCCGGTTACGTATATAACGACCTACATCTTGATTTTACACCAGTGTTTTATAGTCCGCCGTACGGATCTTACACGCAAAATAACGAACTATTACATCCGCAAGAAATAGTCGATATCGTAGCTGATTATGATCTTGGTGCAATAGCAAATTCTATTAAAAATATTTTTTTAACAATTCCAGGTCAAAAGATTCTTAATCCACTATTTGGATTAAATTTAATGCAGTATGTCTTCGAGGCCTGCACTGAAGATATGGCAAATGTCATTGGTAACGAGATTGTAAAAGGTATTACAACGTTTGAACCGAGAATATCTCTTATTAATATTAATGTTGTAGCACAGCCAGACTCGCAACAATACAGTGTAACTATTACTTTTAGAGTACCTGCTATCGGTACATCTAGCTTCTCCCTGAACGGTGTATTAAGTACTTCAGGATTCATCTATACCTCAATATAATATATGGCATCACCTAATAACAATCAGTTTAACGACTTTAATTTACCAATTAATGGTTACGCGGCATTTGATGCCTTAAGTTTAAAGAATCTTATTATTACAAGATTAAATTCAAGTAATTCGTATACAGATCAACGCTACGAAGGAAGCAATCTATCCTCTATTATTGATATTATTGCCTATGCATATCACGTGTTATTGTTTTATTTAAATCGTACAAGCGCTGAAAGTACACTTACTACAGCGGAGCTATATGAAAATGTTAACAAGATTGTAAAGCTCATTGGTTATAATCCTATTGGTTACCAAACCGCAATACTACCATTTAAAGCTACAGCTACAATTAGCTTTAATTCCGGTACATACACAATCCCGCGCTATTCTTATTTTAATATTGGTAATATTGCGTATTCTTTTAATGCAGACGCTACATTTACATACAGCAACACAACAGATACTTCTATAAACACACTACAAGACAATAGCCTCCTCTATCAAGGCACTTATACAGAGTATCCAACCTACTACGCAACAGGTGCCCCATTCGAGGTACTAACACTTGCAATAGTAAACACAAATAATCAAAATATTATTATCGATCATTTTAATATTGATGTTTATGTAAAAGATAGTGTCGATCCAAACGCTAAATGGATTTTATGGACACCAACCCAATCATTATTTTTAGAAAAATCTAACGCAACGAAATATGAAATACGACTAAATGAAAACGGACGTTATGAAATTAAATTTGGAAATAATGTTACCGGGCAACAGCTCAACCCTAATACACAAGTCGCCGTTTATTATCTGCAATCAAGTGGTACAAAAGGACAAGTTGGGCCTAATACATTAAACAATAGTCAATTGGCATACTATAATACAGCGAGATTCAATAATATTAGTAATGACGTTATACCATCGAATTTAAACATTATCACCTCACAGGAATCTGCAAACATTATTTTTTCTAATATTGACCCATCAACAAATTTTGTTGCTGCAGAAAACACTGATAGTATTAAATTAAACGCACCAAATACTTTTAGAAGCCAATATAGACTTATTACGCCAGATGATTTTACAAATTATATTAATAAAAATTACAGTAATATTATCGCATCAACTCAGGTTGTAAACAACTGGGACTATATTACCGGTAATTTAAAATATTATTATGATATCGGTGTTTCATCACCCAATATACAATCTCGCGCACTATACAATCAAGTTAAGTTTGCCGACTCAACTAATTTCAATAATGTTTATATTTATGCTGTACCAAAACTAACAAAAACATCCTCTGTTTCTACAAGAGTTAGTTATCTCAATAATGCACAAAAGCAGCTCATTATAAATGATCTACAAAACACTAAGCTCACAACAGCTGAGATTATTATTAATGACCCAGTTTACGTTGAAGTATGTCTCGGTGTAAATATATCCGGCGTAGCACTTGTACCTACTCTAGGTGATAGTACAAAGCTTGTTATAACTAGAGATATTACATCAAATACAACAGCTGACTCTATACAAAAACAAGTAACAACTATTTTTCAAAATTATTTCTCTACAACCGCAAATAATCTCGGTCTTCTTATTGATATTAACAGCGGATTAACAAATCAAATACTAGCTATAAACGGTGTAACGAGTGTTAAGACACAGTATACTGATGCTGGCGGTAAGACATATTCAACACCAGGTGTGAGTTTGTTGATATATAATCCTATATATCCATATAACGATATTAATGTTTACACACAGAACGTACCACTACCATATTTCAAATTTCCTTATCTCAAGAACGCTACAAACTTTATCAATAGCATTAGTGTAGTAACACCTTCAATTCAATCATTAATTACTAGTTAATTCTAATGTCTACACCGGGTCTTAATTACACATACATATACTTTGATGTACTTGATTACACCAATAGCAGTGTACTGTCTTCTTATACTCTCAGTAATACACCTCTAACATTTGTACCTGACTTTACAACATCAAACATTCTTTCTGGAGCACAAAATATTTCCAGTAAAACACTACGATGGGAGTTCGGTGATGGTACTTTTTCTACAGAATTAAACCCTACCCATAATTATCAATGGCCTGGTGAATATACTGTTACATTAACGATTTATGATGGAAGCGGTAATGCATATGATAGCACGTTTGCATCTACTGTACAGATTCATGATTTTATTGCTACACAGATTTCGTTTGAGGATTATAAAAGTCTAATATACGATATACCGGTAGGTAAATTAATTGACCCGTTAACAATAAATGCGTATTTTAGCTGGCAGAACTATCAGACGTTAAGTGCAACAGGTTACACGATCAATCTCTATGCATCTGGCGCGCGAGGTGCTTATAATTATGTCGCTGCCGAACAAAATGATAAATGGGCACATCTCAGAAGCTTGAGTCGTTTTTATACATTATCAACAATTAACGGTTTCACAGATTACGTTACTATTGAAAGTATTCAACCCTCCATTAACGCCGTTTACGTTAATATACAAAATAACCAACTACAGTTATGTCAACCAACAGATACAGGTAGTGTATTAGCAGGGGTAACAGGTTCATGTCAATTTTGGTATACAGATGATATACCATCAAATTTACTCACAGAAAGTAGTCCTATTATAATTTTTGCCTCTATTGATAATTCAAAATTCAATGATGCTTTTACACAGAGAACAAACGCGTATAATTATATTAGCTACCCCCCTTACGGATATCAAAATATAGATCCAGCTGTATTTCCGGATATTAAAACAAGATATAATCCCGCCGATCATCTTTCCATTACAACTACAGGTATTGACGGTGAGGGTAACCCTGTTGATACAGCTTTTGATATTCCATATATTAGCTGGCAAAACACTGAGGTACCGTATCTAATAAAATTTAAAGACAATCAAAATTTTACAACAAAAAATTACCCTCCTCTCTCATCATCTATAGTACAAGATTCAACTATTACACCTCAACCTTTATATGATGTTCAAACCGGTATTGTATATATAAGCGGCTACGGTGTAGTGCCGTTAAGTAGTACAGTTGTAGTACCAATAACAGATGTTACATTTTATGAAGACTTTGCATTTAATGCACCGCAATCGATAGGTGCCTTTTATAAGGGATATTTTGTATCGAATCAATCAACTGAAAACTGCTATTTAACTGCTTCTGTTAATATAGTAGACCCGCCATTTTATTTAAAAGATGCTCTTGTTAATTGGATTACCATTCCACAATATAGTGCCGCAATAAGAATTTTAAAACAAGAAGCATATAATGGATTTAACAATAACCTATCAATATCTTTTAACAGTACAACCCCTTTACAGATAAATGCTAATAATGTGTATGCTGTTACAGTCGCACCATCGGGATCTAACGCTAGTAACGACTATCATGCCTGGTTCGCTGACCCCGTAGGTGATCAACTCTTGCAATACGATGTTTATGGTAACTTATTACAGACACTGCAGCTATCTGCTATGGTTACGCTTGTCAATAACCAAACATCGATAGTACCATATACGTCAACAGTTCTTTCCGCAGCTACACCTAACGATATAGCTCTTGACGGTAATAACAATCTCTGGGTATCGTTATTTGATAGCGGATCAGCAATTAAAATTGACGCTGCAACTGGGTTTGTTACGACAGTAGCTGTACCTGTTCCACTAAGCGGAGCGAATTATTATCCTACATTAAGTTCAGATTACTTGAGTTTAAGTGGATTTGCAGGAGAAAATTTATTACTACCTTCATCTATTGATACTGATTTAGATAATAATGTCTGGATAGCATATACACATCCTGATTATAGTCATCTAATAAAATATCGTGGAGATAACAATTTTACCATTGCTGCAGATACTTTATTAACTATATCCTTTCCAAGCGGTATTTCACCTGAACAAATACAAATAGATAGAAATGGTTATATCTGGGTCACTGCCATTAATCATAATGCTAACGGTGTTGGGTTTAGTAATCGTAACGATTATCTCTATAAATTTGACACAAACGGTAACTTACAGCCTGGTTACCCGTTAAGTGGATTTAAGCAAATTGGTAATATCGCTATCGACGGTAGTCAAAACGCATGGTTAATTCAAGGCGCTGAGACTCTTACTAAAATTGATGGTATATCAGGTATAACAACTGATTATGTTGCCGGCCTTGGCAATAATACAACGGAATATATTTGCAGTATTGGTGGTATAACATGCGACACGTCGAATAATATTTGGGTTATTAATAATTTTGATAATAATCTCTATATATTTGATACTACACTACCAACTACAGGTATTCTTAACCCGAAATATACTCTATCACTCACCTACCCTACAACAGGGCTTCCAGCGATTAGTAGCTATACGACACCTGTTAATGTTGCTAATAATGAGTATGGTTATAGCGATGGACTTAAGGAGTTTCAAGCATATGGTGATTGGAACGGTTATAACTGGTTAAACAAATATGCTGCACCTATTAGCACTGTTAGAACAATTGTAGGTTCATCTAGTTTGTTTAATATCTATCCTAGCCAAGGCCAATTTAATATTGCTAAAATTAATGAGAATTGGGATGCATCAGGTTATTATGATTCTCTACGCTTTCAAGAAACACTTTTAGATAAGCAAGTGTTCTTCGATCAATTTTTAGGGGTTATTGTAGGTAAGCTCGATGCTCAACCTTATGAACTCGGTAAAACAGTATATGAAAAAATAGCAAATTTTGTCGATAATAATGTTGATATTGATAAGGTTAATATCAATGAACTATTATCATTCTGTGACGAATTATCTATTGAGTTTGAGCAATACAATACAACACTACCACCACAGCTCCGTCGGTTGGTTGATTTACTATCCATTAAGCAAAGTATATTATGGGGCACACAAAACAAATATAATATTAATTTTGATCCTCGTGGTACTATATTTACAAATAATACATACGGTATAAATTTAAGTTCTGCTATTGACCCACTTACAGGTTCAATTATAAACGGTACTCCTATTGTAGCGCAAGAAACATTTTCAGGTAATTACAGGCTCATTAATACAAATCTTATTTATGGGTATAATATAGGTGATGTTATACCTCTTTCCTCATATATACCTGATTGGGGATGGGGACTTGTAGCACCTGATATAACAGGTCTACAGATTGCTAATTATTATAATTTCTATATATATAACCCTGCATATAGTAATACTTATTATGATAATATAATAAACTGGAATGATCCATATACAACACTCTTACCAACGAATAGTTCATACTCTAATTGGAGTCAAGATAACGGCATTATACAGAGCTTACTTAGCTATGAATTAACAAAGGGATTACACCTATTTACTTCAGCCGCTAATATTACATACAACAGCTAAATTAGCTAAATATTCGTATGGCCGAGATTGTACAATTTATAGACGAAAGACTTAGTAATTCAATAACCGCTGTAGTACCGGTACTAAATCCGGTTGATAGATTACAACCTCTAACATTTACAGATTGGCTGTCTTATAATACACAACTATTCACTACGACAGGTGAATTCTTAAATAGATATCAATCATATCTTAAAAACTGGTATGCTGCAAAAGGTATGTCTATAGACCAGGCGTCAACAGGCATACAATCATATTATACTAATTTAATAAACGAGATAACAATTAACTACACCTCGGAAGACGAAAGACGATATTTACAGAATATTGATACATCGAATTCACGTGATTTAGCTATTGCCGTTCCGTTTTTCGCTCAAAAAATTAAAGAAATCTGTCTTTATTATAGCAATTTACGTGACGATGTAAAGACGTCTACTGTTCAGTATAACTTAAAAGGCTCAAATGTTGGTATTGAGAATTTATTATACGTCAATATTATCAAAGCTCTGCAGTCACAAAACATTGGCTCGCAGCTTACCACGCTCGGCCTCAGTGTTTCTAGCATTAGCAATAATATTGTAATCGACATTGAAGATCTGTACGATACATATACTGACTATTATGATATTAGTCCAACATTACCTGCTTCAGCTTATAACGTTACAACAGGTACACGAAACGATTATTTTAGTTTAAATCAAAACGATATCGACCCTTACCTCTACCTAAACATTAATCAAAGCATACTTAAGGCGATTTTATCATATCCGTTTTACACACTTGAGTTTGGTACAAATAACTTTACAATCGATCCTCTTGTAAACTCTACTCAAACAAATCTTCTTAAAGACAGTGATTTTATTTCAACAGTTAATGATGGTAATATTTCTAACCTTAATCTACAGTCACAAAGTCAAGAGATAACCAAATATATAGGAGCTGATTTTTATTATATTGCCACAACGAGTACACAAACTGCCTATACATCAGGACTACTTTTTAAAGCAAATAGCGATTTTGCAAATACTCTTAATAAACGATACCCGACAATCGCAGCTGTACCTAGTGAAGAATTTTTAAAAACCGGGAAAGAGATCGGTCTGTTCTTTAAACCAGACAAAATTGGCTTAATTAATTTTACTAATTTTAATTTTTCAGCTACAATTGATCTTACCAAATTACAGCCAAATTCTGTTTATTATTTTCCTGATCCGTCTAAGTACGGCAATATATCGGGTAATACAAAACTAGATTTTCAGTCGCCGTTGACATTTTTTGAAAGTAATTATTTCAATAAAATTGATTATTCAAATCAATATAGATTCGGTGATGTAGCAACAGACCCTTATTATCAAATATTCCGTGCATATCAATCACGTGAACAAACACTAAATCAATCAAATTTTGGTATACAAAAATACACCGATTCACAGGATTTTTTCACAGGTGATCAGGATTCAATTTGGAATAATGTTGATGTTTATCCGATAACACCATATGGTGAGTATCCTATAGCTGAAAGAACAGAAGCCTTATTACCTTTAAATCAAACACTCATTCAGTATAAAAATGATGTTTATGGTAATCAATATGGACTTTATAAGACTGCCGTAAACAAGCAATTTAGCTCTATCTCTAGTATACACATAATTATGGATAAAGTTTTTGATGGATACTTTTTGAATCTTTTAGCTACTGACCCTGATTGGCCTGGAGCTAATAATAACGATATAAACGGATGGGGTGTTGCCGTACAAAACGTACAAACTTCTACATATACTCCAATTGGTTCGACGCTTAGTTATTCAGGTGTTATACTTAATACAAGTATAAATGAAATAGTATCAAACGGTATACCTGTTTATACTTCACAGACCTTACCACCAAACGTCATAATAAGTAACAATACTTTATATCCAGGTAATAAACCAGTTATAAATAGAACGTCATTTATTATAGATAATGGAGCATCATTTAATGACGGTGGTGATCCGTATATATTAGAGTCCTATGATTTTAAAAATGATACTGTATATGGCTTCCAAGCTCAAACCACGTATATATGTTCTATTAGAGACGCTGAAGTTTTTACAAGATTAGATAAATCACTTCTACCCGATGTACCGAGTGATATTAATGTATTTACCCCGATTGATTCAGCTCTATACTACAACACGCTTGCTGACGGTGCACCACAGGCTGACGGACCTTATGGTGTCGCTACATTTGTAGACAAAGCTCATTTTTATACAAATAATATCAATAACAAATTCATTGAAGAAGTATATGATTGTAGTGTTTTCTGGGATTGGAGTATAGACGCAGCGCCGTATACACCAGGAGAAACAATACCGTATACGTATTCATATAACGAAACTACAAATTTTGCTAATACAAGATTACCGAATACTAATACTGTATTAGATAACTCGCTTTCCGGTATTAATATAACAAGAAAACCTTTATACTATACACGTAATATTGAATACGGTAATTTCTATTTTAGAAATGCAAATGATACCTTTGTTGGCCCGGTATCATCAGCGTTAAGTGCTGTATTTACCGACTACTCTTTTGATGTCCAAAACGAAATAGCAAATAATGTTATTAACTTTGATGTGTATTACGATACAATTCAAATTGAAACAGAAAATTATTTAGTATTCAATAAAATTGTATATGATTATAATAGCAATCAAGTATTAGGTACGACGAATTTATACTCTGTAATAGAGCGTGGAGACTGGCCTGAGCTTGAAAAGTTTTCTACTGTCTGGTTTAATGAAATGAATAACACACTTATAGTTGCTAAAACAACATTACACTATGAGTTGAGTGCTACGAATTACAAGGCAATATATCCGACCATCTATACAATCGATTTAGCTAGCGGTATAACAACGCAGGTTTATCCTGTAAAACCTGCTAATGCGATGACGTTTGCAGAGCTAAGCGCGTTCTCACTCTTTGGTAAAAATATCGAGCTTAATATTGTACGTGTTGAAAAACCAACACTCAATTATAGCAAAGATACAGATTTCTATACACTAACATATCTCGGTAAAGATACTGCAAATTGTTTCTATATTATAACAACTCGCTTCCAGTTTAATCAAAGTGTAATACGAAACGTATCATGTACTTTACATAAACCCGCTACAGATGTATATAATATAACGTTTGCTAATAAACTACCTAATGGTAGTAGAATAGGTAGTTCGTTTCTTGATACATACACTGTCGCTGGTTCAGCAACAGGTCATATCGATACAAACGATCAAACGACGTTCGTTTGGGGATATGACATTAATGTTTAATTAAGCGTAAGAAGATATTTTAGCCTGTTCAACTCACCGAGCATAGCATCTCTTATATTAAGAAGATCAGTATCATTTATTGCATCTACTTCATCTGTGATATTAATAAGATATCCGATATATTCGTCAATAGCTACAATAAAATTATCATCAAAATTTTCTAATTCAATAATATAATGTGTTGATGCCTTAGCGCGACCATACTTTCCCATAAACACCTCTACAAACTCATCGATTAAATCATTAAAATTCTTATAAGCCTTATCAAACGCTTTGTGTTGTGAAAAGCTTGTTGTTTGCCAGTGAAAGATCCTTATTTGATTCTGAATTTTAAGTAAAGGTGTTATAAGTTTCATTTTTAATATTTATTATACTACACCGAAAGCAGTACATAGAATCGATGTAGTATCAAGTTGTATATTATTTGGATTTATATTAAAAGATTCATAATCACCATACGGGTCTGTTGATGCTGTATTTGAAATAATTGGCTGCTGTTGCTGAGCGGTAATTGATTTATCTGTTTTAGCTAAAATAAGCATTAAAAGCTGATGTAACACAATATCAGAATTCGCCTCATTGACAAATTCTATAATATCTGACCGTGTAAGTTTGCCTTTTAATACTTCGAAAGGATTAGCATAATGACCAAAGACAAAGTGTGGTAGATACTTGTTAGCAAGTATAGCACAATCTTTAATTACATGAAAAGCAGCGGGTGTCTGAATGATAATTCCTGTTTCTGGTCTTTCAGCAGCTTTTTTCGATGGCCCGTAAAGTTTAGCCTCTTTAATTTGACTATTTTCGAATATTACGTCTATAAATTTCATTTGTTTTTTATATAATTAAGCATAGACACTATTTCATGCTTCATATAATTTACAGGGTAATGTGTAAACTTACAGCTCTCTCTATCAAAATAAAGAACACCGAGCTGATTTACTCTTCTACCTGTTATCCCTTGATACATATACGCGTATAGAGAGAGCTGTAGTGCATAATTTGAATACTCACAAGCTGGTAAATGACTAACAGGTTCAAGGAGATAATCATTGTACTGGCTATATAAATTAAATTTTTTATTTGTCTTTAAGTCAAAGATACTAAACCCCCCCTTATCTTCAACTCTAATAATATCGGCTGTACCTGCAATCTTAAATTCATGGTTATAAACCTGTTGTTCAATAAGAAGACTGTCACGTTTATTATCAATAATATTTAAATCGATGTATGCCTGTATAATATCGACATATTTTATATCATATGTACCTAGTTTATTATATTGCTCAATAGCTGCATGAATTTCTGTTCCGTATGTTTTACTAAAGTCGTTTGACTGCTTCCATTCCGCTTTAATTTCTTCAACCGTGCATTTTCTTTTTTTAGCAACCCGCTCAGCAACAGTATCAGCATCAAAAGGTTTTTTAAATTTACCTAAAACAGCAGAAGCTGATGTATAAATCTCACTTGTAAATTCGTTTTTATAAGAATGGGCAATAGGGTCAAAGACTAACATATTTGAGTATATTATAAATAACAATATTGATAATATCAACTACTATTCTGTATAAATGTATGTACAGGTATAGCCTGTATTAATAGGAGTCTTATGAACCAAAGTACAGCGCATAGAGAGTAAGCGTTTGTTTAGTACAGCAAACCACTGCTTTTTTACGTTAACAATAATACTATTCTTTTTTTTATCGACAAGAATAGTATCCGTAAATTCCTCGCAAACTGACGCTATGGCTATTAAAGCTGACATTATATTCATATATTTATGAATATTGCCAACGAACATCTCTAAGACGAGAGTTCTAAATTAGCTACAAGCTGTTTAAGCTTTAAACTTAATTTTTCAACAACTGGTATACTTTGTTCTGCGAACATTTTAGCTGTTAAGCAGGTATCGAGAATAAAATCTAACGTTTTAACGTCAGAGACCGTAAGTTCTGTAGTAACTTCAATTATATCGTTGTTTTTAGTTGTGTTTTCCATTAATATATTATATTATAGTGTATACAGCTAATAATCCATCATGATTATTTTTAAGTTAAGACCTACAAAAAAGTCTACTACATGGTTTGAAGAAAATAAAGTAAATCTTCACGCTATGGAGGCAGCTATCTCTTTACTTTTTGCCGAACTTGAACCAACGACGAGTACGAGACAAAAAACATTAACATTACAAATAATGTTTGATTCGGATTTTAGTTGTTATACCTTTAAAACTGATAAAATTCGTTTATGTTGTAATCCTACCAAAAGCAATCGACCGTCAAATATACAAATGAGGCGAGCTTTTTTTAATCATTTTCTTCATGAATTTCGTCATTGGATGCAATCAAGAGTTTACAAGGTGGGTATATCGAGGATAAATTATACCGATGAAGATGTAGAGCGTAATACAAATGCATATTATCGAAATGAATGTGAAATAGATGCTAGACAATTTGAACGTGCACATGCAGCTAAATTTTACAAATATTATAGAACATTTAAGCAGACATCTTAACTTAAAGAGAATCCATAAAAGCTTTCCATACTATCTCCATATATCTTATTCTTATTCTTGTTTCAGCACATGGTCTACATTTTGCATCTCGTACAGTTTGTACATCCTTTTGATACTGCTCACGAAGCTCTCTACAATTGGGAATCTTATCAGGACAAGATTGCTTAAAATCAAAGAACTCTTCTATTATATTGTTAGCCATTTTATATACAAGATTCTACTAATTTAGCTTCGGCTTCACGCCTAGCTAATAGTCCATCGAGATTTTTCCCTTCCCAAATACGCTTCATACTACGTAGTTCTTCTGCTATACCTTTATAATCCTTCTTAGGAACCAATTCACGTATTGTCCTCATTTCAGCACGACTAGAACCACTAAGACTAGTGCCTCTATTAAAAACTAATGAAACTAAAGCACCATAAGCATTGTCGCAAAGCTGATCTAGCCCTGGGAACGTATGTTCAGCAAGACGTGCAAATTTAGGCCAGGTGAGTGTATTGAATATTTCGATAGCTTGATCCCAAGTTACAGTAATATTGAGAGGTTTTATTTGTTTGACATAGTTTTTACCAGCTTCTCCTGTTTTACCGGATGCCTTCTTTACGGCATCGAGCTGATTTGATGGTAAAAAATAAAATATTTTTTCTAATTCATCAGGTGTATAATAACCACAATCAACACCAACAGCTAAAGTGGTTCCAGAGGCGCCTCCTGGCCAAGTAGGGTGCAATAAAAGCTTTTCATAATAACTTTTACCACCGCCAACCTCATATTCAAGAATTAGATTTAAAGCTTCAGGTGATGGTTGTTTCATATATTAATATCCTGTATATTGTAGTCATTTTCCTTAGCGTTATTAGAAAATGTCTGTTCATTTAAATTAATATTCTTAGTTTCGTTAATATCCTTGTGCTCATCAACGGTTTGATCGATATTTTGATTCTCATTTATACTACTAGACCGGAATAATTGCATTACAGATGTACCTGAATAGCCTAATATAAACGAACCTGCTAAAAATGTAAGGAATGTCAAGTATGGTGTTGGATCTTTGAGAAGATGCAACGCATCGAGACTAATAATAAGAATCATAAACACGAGAAAAATAAACACCCATCTTTGGCGATTACCTTCCATGAAATTCTCTTTTTGAAATAATTTTCTCCTTTCCATAAATTATGCGCAATAAAAATACTTATCTATATCAATAAAAGAATAAACTAACTTTATTTAAGTGAAATAAAATACAGTGTGCTATAACGAACCCAAGTAATAGGGCGTATATACACAAGAGAATAAAGAGATAGGGAGAGCGTGAAGGATAATATTCCATAGCTTTGTTAAGAACCTTAGATTAAGGTTCCAAGGATAAAGCCAACAACAAAGAATATAATAGCACATGCTTTCTTCGGATTAGCAATAATCCAGTTTTCAATATTAGTAAGAACAACCGGAGCTGTCTTATCGAAATAGGATTTAGTAGCGGTTACATCACTTGTAACAGCTGTCTCTACGGATGTTAATGTATGTATAAACGTATCCATACATATATTTAATCAAAAAGGTAGGTTTTATTATTAAAAAAAGAATAACTTATTCATTCGTAAGTAGATATACCCACCAATGAGACCAAGCAAACTAATAATAATAATATTTCTCCAAAGAATAGCTAAATCCTTCTTATATATTTCAGATTGAAGATGATTTAGATCCTTTACCATTTTATCACGCATATCGTTTTGTTTTTTAATTTCATCTTTATTGATATCTAACTGCTTAGTCATATTTTTGTTATCTTGCTCTAACTGCTTCTTTATTTCTCTATCTTTTAGTAACTCTTGATACTCAGTAGAGCCAACAACAACAACTTTGTCGTTTCGATATTGATCAGGAACAATAACAACTCTCGTTTTTTCAGCTGATTTTGAATTTTTAACAACATCTCCTGCCTGATAAACAGCATTTATCTTAACTGGATGTTTTGGTGGTTTGACAAACTTTGTTGTTTCGTTAGAATAAAAATAAGCAAGGTCAACTCTTGCTTTCCCTAAAGAATCATTAGTCGCATATACATTCTGACTAAGAGCTTCTGATTGTTTCTCTGTGTAATATGTACAGCTAGCTATTAATAAAGTAAATAACAATAAAAATCTTTTCATAAAGATAATTATGACTAAGCGCTATAAATGCTAGTATCGTTGTTAGTAAAGTTAGGATCTATTTCTGCGTTATAGAGATAATCCTTTTCAAGTAGAAGCTCTTTAGAAGAGTTCTTTAAAGTGTCTTCTTTCTTATTAAGAAGTTCAATACCTTCTTTAACCATATTAGTAATAACGTCGTTAGCAGAAATATCTTGCTCAACTGATTCTTTAATAATCATCTCGAGAACTTCTCTCGGCCACTCTTCTATATCAAGTTCAAGCTTTACGTAGGGACGAAGCTCGATGGAACCATCATCATGTTGTTTAACTTCAAGCTTTTGACCAGCTTCCCAGCCAAGTTCTTGAATCTCCTCATCTGTAAATTGAAGATAGAGGTCGTTAGTAGGTAGTAGTGTCTTTTTTGTCATAATGTTGTTTTGTTGTAAATTTGATTATAGATTATATCTACAGCTCGTGCAACTGTCATTTTACCATAAGCTGTAGATCTTGGATGAATTCTTACATCGGGCCACTCTGGTACTTCATAAGGAGAGTCAATTCCAGACATATCCTTAATAAGGCCTGCTCTAAATTTTTTATACAATCCTTTAGGATCTCTCTCTTCGCATATCTCGAGAGGTGTATCCATATAGACTTCAATAAACTTAGCATTACAATATTTCGTTAAAATATCTCGTGCTAATGCTCTCATTTGTTTAAGAGGTGAAATACTTGCAACAATAACAACTTCAGCTCTCTGAAATTCAATCATATTTCTTACAGCATAGATCATTGTGTTAACAGCTTTCCATCTACCTTCAATATCAAATCCAATCGGAGTTTTTGAATTGTATCTTAAAGTATCAGCATCAGCTACAGCAGACCTATAACCTTCAGCTTTAAGCTTTTCATTTAAAGCATTAGCGGTAGTAGTCTTACCAGCACCTGATAAACCTGTAATCCAAACAACAGTGGGTTTCATATTAAAAATTCCAAATATATGTATCTTTATCTTTCTTTTCTATAATTTCTTTATCTTCTCTAAAAAGATAGGAATGATCCTCGCCAGAAACTACATTGAGTATAAAACAAGTAATAGAGTCTATAATTTTATCAAATAGCCAAAACATATTATTAGTCAAGAGTTATATTATATTCGTCCATTAGTTTATGGAGTTCTTCGCGAAGGGCATAATAAGGAGTGAGTTGATCCTCTTTCATATCATCAGAAGGATATTTTGTTATGTTTCTAAGAAACTGATCTAAGTCCCAGAGAACAGAACGATATTTACTAGCATTAACTGCTTGTTCAAATTCGTACTGATCTTCGTTAAGATCAAATTCAAGGATTGCTTTTGGCATATTATTCTTTATGTTCGTTATTCCAAGGCCACTTTCCGTGCTCAAGAAAGTACTTAAAGTTTGAATTACTAGGGTGTTTGATGATTGTAAGCTCTTCTATCTTCTTTTCAAGCTTTACAACTCTCAAAGCTAAATCGGATGCTGTCTGTTCCCAAGACTTTTCTGTATTTTCTTCCCTTGCATGTTTACACATATTACATGGACAGATCCACTCTTTATCTTCCTGAAGCTCATTAGGAAGTGACACAGGCAGAGATTCTGCACATTCTGTAACTCTCTTCAGAAGCTCTTTAGCGTTAAACTCTACTTCCTCTTCCTTCCAGTTAATAGGCTCTTCAACCCAAGGCTTAAAATTCTTTTTCTCTTCAATACCATATACCTCCTTCAACTTTGCTTGAACAGCATCATCTACAGCAACCTTTGTTGTACTCCATTTTTCAGGCTCGTAACCACCCCAGTGAATAGGGTACATAGGATGCTTTTGTTCTAAGTTCTCAGCTGTTGTCTCTTCTGTCTTCACAAAATCCGTAGGATCATAATCTTCAAATCCCTGAGACTTCATATTTTTAAGAACATCGATTGTCTCTTTCCAATCCTGAGTCTTCTTAATTTCATCTACAGCTAAATCATAATCTGTTTTATCAGATAAATCACACAAACTAATTGCACCTTCTGCAACAGCTTTCATATGATTAAGTTCTTTCTGAAGATTGTTAATCTTATTATCCTTTTCAAAGACATAATCAACAATATCTTTCTTTAGCTTTTCAATCTCTTCTTTTTGCTCATCAATCTTATTCTGTAACTTTTTCATATCGCTATAGCTAAAACTCTCAGCTAACCTATCTTGATATTCTCTTAACTTGTTCTTCAAAGCTTCATTCTCCTTATTAGCTGCATTAAGCTGATGCTTATATTCATCTCTATACTTTGTACAACCTTGGTAATTATGATCAAGGATTTGATATTTTGCCTTCAATACAGCAATATCATTCTTAAGAGTAAAGATCTCAGCTCTATATGCTTCATTTTGATCACTATCAATCTCACTAACTCTCTCCATTAACTCAACATTTTCTTTCTTAAGATGTCTAAGACCATTAACCTCCTTCACTAGCTCATCTACATAATCTGCCTTTTCATCATATAGATCCTTCCAGTGCATAACACCTGTTCTCCAGTTTTTAATTTCATTCTCGAGCTCTTTAACCTTATCTTCAAGCTTAGTATTCTTAGCTACTTCTTGGTCATATTGAGTCTTCCATGTGTCTTTAAAGGACTCTAATTTAAAAGCATTTCTATACTTGTCGATTATATCTTTTAAATGAGTATTCTCCTGTCTGAGCTTAATAGCTGCATTGTGCTCCTCTGTTCCATCTTCCTCAATAGACTTAAGTTGAGCTTTGAGCTCTTCCTTTTCTTTCAAGAGTTTAGCATTAATCTCTCTTGCTGCATCTCTCTCGTGAATATAGCCTTTTTGAAGTGCTTTGAGACTTTGAATTTCTTTATAGAACTTCTCAGCCTCTCCTTTAAGATGCTCAACTGATTCCTTAGGTACATATTGCCAACCAAAAGGATTAGTACCTAGAGTATCATCAATAATCTCTTGTGTGCTTTTATCAGGTCCGAATAGATTGAACATATTTAAAATTATAGAGCAAAGCAGAGGAAAGTCAAATAAATAGTTAAGATGTCCAATATTTTAGTCATTTCAGATATTCATCTAGGGAGTCCTGTTTCTAAAGTTAAATCTTTGGCTAAAGTTCTAAAGAATGAAAAGTATGATCATTTAATCCTTAATGGGGATGTATTTGACTCAAAGTATATAGAAAGATATAAAAAGAGACATTGGAATATTCTGAGCCTATTAAGAAAGATATCAAAGAAGAAGAAAGTTACTTTTATTCTTGGTAATCATGATCTAAAGTCAAAGAACATTATCAAGATTCTAGGACTCGAGTTTGTTGAGAAGTTAGAACTTGAAGTAAATGGAAAGAAGATGTTGTTTATTCATTTTCATCAATTTGATCCATTTATTTTTAAGCACCCTTGGATAACAGATATTGCTGAAAGGATTTATTATTTTTTCCAGAGCATTGATAGAACCAAAACATTTAGTAGATGGTTAAAGAGGACATCTAAAAGGTTCTTAAAGATCAAAACCAATATAAGAGACAAAGCTCTAAACTATATTAAAGACAAAAACTATGATGCCATTTTTGGAGGGCATATCCATTTTGCTGAAAGCTTTGTATGCTTAGAATCAGGAAAAGAGTATCACAACTCAGGCTCTTTTTGTGATGAACCTTGTCACTATCTAATAATAGACAAGGAAGGTAAGGTTACTTTGAAAGAGATTTAGGCTTTTGTTATTTCAAAGTTAACAATTGCTGTTACTTTTATTTGTTCTATAGGACATCTAAGGACAGATCAAGCTTAATCAAGCCAATAATTTTTTATAAAATTTTTAATTTCTGATTGATGTCTCTTTAACATCTTAGCCTCACAAGCCCATCCATGTTCAAGAGGAATTATCGAAGTGTACCCTTCATCTCTCACAAAATGAGGAATTGCTCCTGCTTCTTGTTCATTTCTATAAGGTACATAAGTGAGACCAACACTGTTTAATGTTGTGGGTACATTACTCATACCCATTTCATTAACAACCTTCAAATAGGCTTCTGTGAGTTTATCAAATTTCATATTAATATTATTTATACTAAAATGTTTTTTTTTTGACTCAAATCTCATAGAACCAACTCTTCTTAAACTTTTCAAACTCTCTTAACCAGACATTAAACCTTCTAAGCCTTCTATCAGCTTTTCTACCTCTCTTCTTTACTTTCTTAACTCCCTTAAAGATCATTAAGAAGAATAGAATCATTCCTACAGCAAACAAACCCATTGTAATATGTCCAATGAGTTCAAAAGGTGTCATATTATTATTTAATCTTCTAGTTTATATCTTAATTCAGTTAATACTAAATCCAGATCATAGGCAATTTGTTTAAGATCATAATTCTCAGCTAATGTTAATGATGCTATAACATCAGCCGAAAAGTCTGATAAATGTTCTAGAGCTTTTTGTACAGGCTGGTTCATATTACTCTGGTGCTATATCAAGAACAGCTTTTCTAAGACTCTCAAGATCCTGCTTATTGTATCTATCATGCTGATCCCATTCAGGATCCCCATAATGCTCAATATACCAATCAAGTTCTTGAAGAATACCAAATCTTAGAACATTATGAATGAGATGAACTTCAGCTTCATATAATGTCTTAAATTCTTCATCTCTTATATCATGTAAAATATAGCCATGATGCTCGACTTCATATTCGCACAACCCATCGTAGTAATAATGAGTATTAATTCTGAAATGAAAATCCCTATCTTTGCAATGATTACAAGAGATAAGATTACGCCAAATCTTAATCAATTCTATAATCTTTTCATGATTGGTCATCCCTAAAATATAGCTCGAATATCTAGGATGTCAAGAATAAATAATATTGGTACTAATAAAAAATACCTGTCACAGGGCTGCAACCCTCACAGGCTCTAGTCACCATATCCTTAAACACTATGACCAGCACAAATACTTATACTCACTCCAATCACTATCTTACTCTTGTTTGTAATATAGCATTAAAAAACAAATATACAAGATGGTATTTTAATATTATTTCTAGAGCATTAGAAAGATCTAGAAACAGAACAGATGCCAAAGCCTTATTAGGTTATGTCGAAGGCCATCATATCTTACCAACATCCTTTAAAAGAGGTGGTAATAAAGATCCTGAAAACATTGCATTCTTAACATCCAGAGAACATTTTATTATTCATGCCATTTTGGTTAAAATGTTTATTGATGTCTATAGAATGAAAATGATCAATGCTTTTCTTAGAATGAAGACAATAGGCAATAAAGATTTGCCAAACAGATACTATAATTCTCATTTGTTCAGTTATTATAGAAAATATTTTTCTGAAAGAGCTGCATATAATGCCAAAAGACAAAAGAGGACAAATAATCTCAAGCACTGCTACAATCCTATAACACTTAAAAGAACAAGAATCAAATCAAAAGATGACTTACCAGAAGGATGGGTATTAGGCTGTCCTTTGAATACAAAAGGTATGATTAGTATCTGTAACTTTGAAACAAAAGAAACAAGAAGAATAAGACCTGATGAATCAATACCTGTTGGATGGGTTAAAGGAAATTATAGAAATAAAGGCAATAAAGCTGTTAAAGGTAGAATTTGGATTTACCATCCAACACTTAAACAAAAGAAAAGAATAGAAAGAGATGTTCCTATACCTGATGGGTTTATACTTGGTATGGGTGAACTAAATTAATCTTATCATGATTTGTCATAATCTTCATAAGGGTATTCTGTTTCTAATACTGAGTTCACATCAATGTCCATATCAATTTTGATAGGCTCTCCTACTATATGATTATTTTCATCAACTGCTCTGATAATAATAAATCTAGGATTAGTCATAGACTTTTGAACCATACCAGCACCAACAATGTGCATTACATCATTACCTATACCACCATCTGAATCATACTCAACTCTTACTGCTTTCATATTAGTATCCCATATCAAGTTCTTGAGCCTGTTTAGTTAATTCATTTAATGACACAGCCCTTTCTTCCTTCCATATAAGGTTTAAAATATGGTCCTGAAAAGTTGTATAGTCATATGCATAGATCTCCCATTCATCAAAACCTGCATCCTGAACTGTCTTACCTCTCATATAATTCTCCCACAAAGGGATTAGCTCTTCAGGTAAAGCCTTTAGAATATCTTTTTCAAAGATACATCCATTTTCATTAGCTCTGAGATTAGGCGCCTGTTTCATATTAATCCCTCCTCTCTCAAAACTTTATTAATGATCTCAGGATCACTGTTTTCAGCTCTCCTTTTTCTTCGCTCTTCTCTAGTCTTATCTGCTTTAGGTGTATATAAAAGCATCCAGAACTTAGCATTAATAAGCTCTTGTTGCTGTCTGTCAGAAAGCTCTCCATTACCCTGCCTATGAGCATAGCTGAAAGCATCAGCATTCTGCACAAGCTCTTGAATGGCTAAATTATCCATACAGGTACAAGCCATACTAATCTTGTGCAGAAATTGCTCATATACTTTAACTTTATCTTTTAGTGTTGGTTTCTTACTCATGATGATCTGGTACTGTTTGTTTCTTTGCCCTCATGATAGCTCGAATCTCACCAAAGGTCAAAGGAAAAGGATTAACCTCTACAGAAACCTCATGGTTCAATCCAGTGCTTAGATAGAGTCTACCAAGCTCAGATCTTCCAAGATTACCATGAACATGAGCAAAAAGATGATAAGATCCTTTAGCCTGAGCATTCCAAGAAATTATAGGAAAATGGCTTAGCACAATAGCCTGCCCATTCACTACAACCTCTAGATAGTTTGGAACAAAATGAATCAGCTTCTCATGACCATCAACATTAAGAACATTCTCATGCAATGAATCAAAGATCTGCTTATATCCAGCCTGATGGTTACCAGGGAGAATATAGAGCTCTTTAAAGTTAAGTCTGTTAAAAAGCTTCAATAGCCTCTCATCAGCCTTATAGCCAAAGATAGTGTCACCTAGAAGGAAACCAATAGTATTCTTATTAGCTTTTGTGTTCCAGTTTTTAATCAGACCCTCATCATGCTCCTCAGAACTATTATATCCTCTGGTCTTCCAGATAGGAACATCCCATTTTGGATCATGACCATAGTGCATACAGCCCCAGAACAGAACATCATGATCTGTTGAGCTAACCTTTACAGGTTTATAAAATACATCCTTCATACCAATAATAGTATATCCAACCCTAGGACACTTCAAGCTTATTCTTCTTCTATTTTATATTTGTTTGTGTTCTCAAATCTATTAGCAACAAAGATCTCAAATGCTTCTAGGATTTGTTCTTCAAATTCTGTTTGATCTTGTTCATCAACCATATCAACTACACAATCTAGAATTGCTGTCATAAAGCCTGCTATTTGAGTACTTCTTAGATTATCTTCATAATCTAAAGTCCTTACAGCAGGGTTTCCTTTATACATTCCTACACTGAATACAGGAATAAAATCTTCGTCTTTTGCTTTATCGCTCATGTCCTAAAAGCTTTTTGTATAGATTATTACAAGAGATCCTATGCTCACACTCCATAGGATCTCTTGCCTCAATGGCATTGAAATACTCTTCATCATTTTCATTAAATGCAACTTTTAAGATCTTTTGAACATCTGGATTAAGTTTTGAACTAATTAATTCTAGAATTGGTGCTACATCTCTGTCTGACAAATGTAGAGTAATTTCAGATCCATCATACTCTGATCCATAGCTAAACTCAAGCTTTAGTATAACAGGAGGTTCGTAACCATCTCCAAGAGGCTGACCTGAAAAATCAGAATAATAATTTGCTTCTTCTCTTTGTTCTGGGACAATTACTTTTTTCATGATTTGTTTAAAGAGTTATAGATACCATCATAAGCTCCAAGAGAAGCATACTGTTTCTTTTTAGCAGCTATTAGCTCCTCTTGGAACTTTCTTTCTGATTCTTGATAAAAGTTCTCTACTCCTGTATCAATGATATTATAGGTACCATCTTCTAGGATTTCAAGAACTTGTTGAAGACCACAATCAATATCAATACAGAGTCCTTTATTTCGAGTCTCCTCTATATCAATACCCTTGCGCATTGGAGTATGACCACAGACTTGTTTAATACCAGACTGATCATTCCAGTACTCACCAGTATATGACTCCTGATACTGATCTCTCCAGAGAAGACCACCTACTCGATGACTGCCTCCTCTGCATCGACCAGCACCACAGAGCTCATTACTATAAGTTCTGTCCTTAATGTCCTGTCTAATCTTATCAAGCTTTTTTATAATAGACTCATTAGTCATCCCAGTTACAGGATTACCAAACCAGAAAGGATGGAATCCAGCATGAGAAAACCAAAAACCATTCTTATAATAAGCTATCTCGATTTTATCCCAATCTTCATTGGTCATATTCCTATTAATAGCGTCATCCTTAGCGGGTGAATAACCAGAACAATGATAAATCTGACCACTATCACGAACATTTCTGTAATCGTAGTTAACATCATGGTTACCCATTAGATGAATTCGATTAGGCTTTGACAATGACTCCTTCAACCAACGAGCAGTTTGATCTGCGTCAATAGCTGTATCATGAAAGTTATCGAAGTAGTCGCCAACAAATACAATGGTATGAGTAGCATCATACTTCGATGCAATAGCCTCAGCAGCTACCCACCTATTGTGAATATCGCCTATGCAGAGAATCTTGGTCATGTACCTATAATAGGCTATGTACCACTATAGGTCAAGATAATTTTATTTTTTAAGTAATTGAACTTCGGCTTTAAGTTCTTTAATAGCTTGTAGTAAAAGAGGTATAACCTTATCGTAGTTTACCGCCTTATACCCATCTTTACGGGTTGTAACAGCTTCAGGTAACACATGTTCAATCTCTTGAGCGATTACACCGACATCGTGTCCGGCGTGATTATCTTGAAGTTCAGTATTCCAGTCATATTCTACACCGTTTATTACTTCAATTTTATCAAGAGCTGATGTAATTGACTTAATATTATTTTTAAGACGTTTATCAGAGGTGTAGAAAGCTGTAATATCACCTGCAGCATTAATATTACCTGCAGTAGTAATATTACCTGCAGCGCTAATGGTACCTGTAGTAGTAATATTTCCTGTAGCGCTAATAGTACCCGCAGTAGTAATATTTCCTGTAACGCGGAGAGCACCAGTTGCATTAATATCACCTGTAGTACTAATAGTACTATTGGAACTTAATGAGCCGTTTAATGTAAGGGTAGCACCTGTAAAAGATGTATTAATAGCAATACGTCCACTATTATCTATTCTTAGCCCCTTAGATGATGCAGACCAAGGACCAATGACAAGAGCACTGCTTGCATTGTCAATTGTACCAGCGGAATAAATTACTGAAGCATCATTATTTTGTATTAAAGGATTCCATGACCCTACAGACTGATTACTATTAATATCAATCCACTGGGTACCATCTGTTGTA